CTCGATAGGACTGCGTGACCAAACCCGCGGTCTACGACGATATCATCGCCGTATACCGCTAGAGCCGAATCACGCCGCACCCACTGCAGGAGGTGCGCGACAGTTGTCTGACGCCGTACTCGACGCTGGAGCACTAGCATACCTGCTAATGCTATCAACGCGAAGAGGAGCGATTCGACAGGGAAGCAGAGTGCATTCCCCATTGTAAATGCTGTCGTGAGCTCTATCGATGCGCCGTTCGGTAGGAGTACCGAGGGCGTGCGCAGTGCCCTGAGACGCTCGACCAAGGAGTGAGGCATATGAGTATCATCTAAGATATAATCTAGATGGCTCATTTGCACCCAATCCGAGGCATCCTTTAGGTCAATTGTGATATTATCACAGTTGGCTGAGAGGCGGGCGTTGACCGATTGGTCAGTGAAACGAACGATCCCCGCAAGCGGTGATCGCTCCTCTATGTATTGCATTAAGGCTCTTCCAAGACCTTGCTGCTGGAACATTGAGGAGGCGGGTTCCGCGGCAATAAGCCGCGGGCCCCTTTCGTCCTTCGGGACAGCAATCAATCTTGATTCTGTACATCCGACCCTCCCGCAAGGGACAGTCATCGTACCGAACTTCAGAATTGATGTCGGCACCGAAGAGTGAGATAGATAATCCCACTTCTCTCCAGGGCTACGAACACGTTCTGATACAGCACCGGGTCCGTGTCTACCCCAATCACCTCTTCCGAGGATCTGGGAACGCGGGTCGGTGGGCATATCAGGACCAAGGCCATTCCAGCCTTCTAGTACATATCCTGCTACTTCGCGGACGGCGGAAAGGAGAGATTCTCCCTCCTCACCGAACGCGGATATGCAGGATGCTAGAGTGCGGACTGGATGCTGACGAGAGCAGAATGCATCTATGCATTCCTGAATGCGCTCGTCAGTTGCCATGATCTCCACCTTTGAAAACGCCAGCGTGAGCTGGCGCAGTCCCTTGATTACCATGGCCTCCCACTTACGCACCCCTAGGGGTAGCGCAGTAGGCGACTCGTGGTACTCAGCCCGAAGCCGCCCATCGTCATACCAGATTTGCTGGAACAACGATGTGCAGAGTTTCGGGAGAGCGGTATTCTTCCGAATACCAAAGGACGCGGGGACCTGTAGAGGTTCTCCGCTAACGAGGCTAGCCGTAATGGCCCGACCAAGTAACGATAAGTTACTGGTAAAGGCATATCCCTCAGAGTTTAACCTCCTAAGGATATACCGCAGGTCATCATGACGTAGTTTCGTCGTATATATAGGGTGGAACATGTCCGTAAAATCTATCAAGATATTACGGTAGAAGGATTCGATGAATTCGAGTTGGCTAAGGGCCGTTTTCACGGTGTACCTCCAGCCTCCATCTTCAGTCACCAAACATTCATCACAGGAACAGATACTAGGAGATGATGCCATCTAAAGCATCAAGCACCCGGGCGTTGGTCAAGTAATTGCGAGCGAAAGCCACAATATCTTGATTATCCGCATCGGTTAAAGCATCTGTTTTAGCGACAGACAGCTCGACTTTGCAAGAAGATGTATGATAAATGCCTGTGACGGCATCTTTCTTCGTCTTCGAGAAAGTAAAGTAATGTCGGTCGTTCCCTTTAGCACCTGGTGGGAGCAATTTCTTAGAAATTGCGATCGCCACTGGTTGCTGGAGGGATGATGAAGCGTCGATATACGACGCCGCGTCGATTGTATTGCCACGCAACGTAAAAGTTTTGTTGGCGGCAAGGGAATCAGCGAGAGTAAGGCTTTGACTGGCCATGGAGGTATCCTAGGTTTTCCCGGGGGGACCCGGGGGTTAGTAGAGTAGACGCGCATTCGCAAACGCCTACAGGAACCGATTCAGCAAAGCTGCTGCATCGGCTGCATGAGTATACGTCATCCCA